GAAGCAGAGTATTTATTAAGTGAGATACGAGCCATTATAAAAAGCGACAAGCGTGTTAAGAGTGGTAAGAAGATGATACTTGAAAGCTACTCGGATTATCCAAATGGTGTAAGTAACAACGCAAAGAGAGGTTTAGAGCTAAACGAAAAGGTAAACAACAAGTGTGCAACCCAAGTAGGAAAGGTAAGGGCGCAACAATTAGCGCAAGGTAAACCAATCTCTAAAGAATCTATAAAGCGGATGTATTCTTATTTGTCAAGAGCAGAAGAATACTACGATGAAAGCGATACAAAGGCTTGTGGTACTATCTCTTATTTATTATGGGGTGGTAAGGCTGGTCTACGTTGGGCTAACAGTAAATTAAAAGAATTAGATGCGTAATGTAGCGGTTAAAATAGAACGCAAAAAAGTAAGACGTAAAGGCATACACGCTAAAAGTAAAACTAGTCAATTAAAGAGTAGTAAGAACTATAAGAAACTAAATAGAGGGCAAGGCAAATGAGAAGATTTAAAAAATTCTTTACACCAAGTAGAACAAGTCCAAAGGGTGGGCGCAGGGCTTGTTTATGTGAGGATAATACCTACTCTATAAAGTGTTGTGATGGTAGCTTGAGAGCTCAAGGAATTGGAAGAATTAATGGAGAAGTATTGAGTGGAGTGTGGTATGGTTATTATGTTCAATCTTGTGGCAATGGTCACAATCATCACGTTCATATACACGACACACCTTTAACAGTAGGTAAGACATATTATTTGACTTTAGAAAATAATCATAATGAATGTTATACTATTTTAGAAGAAAGTCAAGCAGAAGGAATACATATAAATTCAGCATCTGTTTCTTATGATAATTGTACAGATTGTGAAAATGCTAACTAAAAATGCAAAATTAATTTTTAACCCTTATATATTAATATGAACACAAACGATATGATCGAGAAAATCAAAGATGTTCTTAATTTGTCTGAAGAGGTCAAGTTGGAACAACAGACTTTAGAAAACGGTGCTGTTTTGGAAGCAGAAGCTTTTGAGGCTGGCAAAGAAGTATTTATTGTTACCGAAGATGAGAAGGTGGCAGTGCCAATCGGCGAGTATGAACTTGAAGATGGTAAAATACTTGTAGTAGCAGAAGAAGGTCTTATTGCTGAAATTAAAGAAGTTGGAGAAGAAGCTCCAGAAGAAGAAGTTGAAGCAGAAGAAGATGTAGTCCTAGAAGAAGAAAAAGAAGAAATGGGATACGCTACAAAAGAAGAACTAGCAGAAGTAAAAGAAATGATTGAAGAAATCAAAGCGATGCTAGAGCCAAAAGAAGAGATGAGTGCTGATGAGCTTGGAAATCTCATGACAGAGGAGCTTGCAAAACATGAAAAAGTTGAGTTAAGTGAATCCTTTGAGAATCAAGAAGCTGAACTTGGAATGCCAGCAGCCGAGCCAATCAAAGCAAATCCAGAGGCTAAAGAAAACAAAACAAATTTCAAGTTTGCATCAAAAAGAAAAATGAGCACACTTGACAGAGTAATGAGTAAAATTATAAACAACTAAAACTAAAATAAAATGCCAAATCCAACAATTACTGGTTCTTCATACGCTGGAGAATTTGCTGGGAAGTATCTAGGTGCTGCCCTTTTATCTGCTTCAACATTAGATGCTGGAGCTGTATCAATCTTGCCAAACGTAAAGTTTAAAGCAGCAATGAAAGTGGGAGCTTTCGCTGATATTGTACGTTCTGCTGATTGTGATTTTGATTCAACTACTTCAACTCTAACATTAACAGAGAAAGTATTAACTCCAACTGAATTGCAAGTAAACTTACAAATCTGTAAGAAAGAATTACATTCAGATTGGGAAGCTGCTCAAATGGGCTTTTCTGCTTTTGATAGCTTACCTCCACTATTCTCTGACTATGTAATCTCAAGAGTTGCTGCTGAAGTTGCTCAAGCTACTGAAAACTCAATCTGGAGTGGTGCTGCTGGAGAAGGAACTTTTGATGGTTTCTCTACTTTATTAGCTGCTGATGCAACTGTTGTAGATGTAACTGGAACAACAGTAAATTCTGGCAATGTAATAACAGAGCTTGGAAAAATAGTAGATGCTGCTAACGCTGCTGTACTAGGAAAAGAAGATTTAACTCTTTACGTTTCTAACAACATCGCAAGAGCTTACATCAGAGCTTTAGGTGGATTCGCTACTAACATCGGTGCAAATGGTATTGACAACAAAGGAACAACTTGGTACAACGGAGGAGCTTTAACTTTCGAAGGGATCAATATCTTTGTAGCTCAAGGTCTTGGAGACAATAAAGCTGTACTTGCTCAAAAATCTAACTTATTCTTTGGTACTGGACTGTTAAATGACAGAAACGAAGTGAAGGTTATTGACATGAGCGACATCGACGGAAGTCAAAACGTAAGAGTTGTCATGAGATATACTGCTGGTGTTCAGACAGGAATCGGATCAGACATCGTATATTACGCTTAATAAATTAACTAATCAATATAAAGAGGGGTGGGTAAAATTGCCTACCCTTTTTTATTATAAAAAACTATAAATTATGGCATGTGCAGTAACAAGCGGTCGCTCTTTACCTTGTAAGAATAGCGTTGGCGGACTCAAGACTATTTACATTCTTGATTATGACCCAACGATTGCAGCTCTTTCTGATACATCTGGAACAATTGATTTGACAACTGGAGGAGATTTCTTTAAGTTTGATATCAAAGGTAACAGTTCTTTAGAAACAGCAGTGAACAGTTCACGTGAGAATGGAACGACTTTTTATGAAACAACTTTAAATATTACTTTTACTTTCCTTGATGTAGCAACGCAAGAGCAAATCAAACTTTTGAATGCTGGTAGAGCTCATTACGTAGTAGAAGATTACAATGGAAATAAACTGTTAATCGGACATAAGAACGGTGCAGAAATTACTGGAGGCACTATCGTAAGCGGTGCAGCAATGGGTGACCTTTCTGGGTTTACTTTAGTTGCAACAGCTCAAGAAGTAGCTCCACCTTACTTTGTATCTAACTTACAAGAGGATGCAACGCAGATTGATCCAGATGCATAAATCTAAAGGGATTTAGAAAATTAAGGGTTATCTTTAGGGATAGCCCTTTTTTTTATTACTTATCAATACAAAATATTTCTTTTTTGTTTATATATTAATATGAAGTTAATTGGAACAAATGGAAGTAAGTCTTTTAAGATTATTCCAAGAGAATACATTACTGGAAGCATCACTGTAAATTTAATGAGTGAAAGCACTGGTACAAACATAAGCATAACTCCAACTGCTTCAACTGATAGGAATTATTCTGTATTTACAGCAGACTTCGGAACGCTAACAGAAGGAGATTTCTATACGTTAGAAGTAAAAAATGGAAGCTCTGTAATATATAAAGACAGAGTATTTTGCACAGACCAAACAATTAATCAATCCAACAATGACTATTACTCTGTAAATAATGGAGAGTATGTCCAGGAGGATAGTTATGACAACGATTACATAATATTATGAACGATTTAAGAGTAGTTAATTTAAGCACTTATACAAGTCCAGAGATAGTTGAGAAATCAAACAAAGACTGGGTTGCGTATGGTAGCGACAACAATTATTTCCAGTATCTTATAGACAGATACAATGGAAGTCCAACTAACAATGCCATTATCAACGGAGTATCTGAAATGATATACGGTAAGGGATTGGATGCTTTAGATTCAAACAGAAAGCCAGAGCAATACGCAAAGATGATCACTTTATTTCACAAGGATTGTGTGCGTAAGTTATGCTATGATTTAAAACTTATGGGACAGTGTTCCATGCAAGTGATATACTCAAAGGACAGAAAAACTGTTGCAAGAGTAGAACACATACCAGTTGAAAACTTAAGAGCAGAGAAGTGCAATGAGGATGGAGATATCGAAGCTTATTATTATTCAGATGATTGGAGCAAGGTTAAAAAAGTAGAGGATTGCACAAGAATACCAGCTTTTGGTTATTCAAAGGAAGCAATCGAGATAGTATATGTAAAGCCTTACAGAGCTGGGTATAAGTATTATTCAAGCCCAGACTATCAAGGTGGTTTACAATACGCAGAGTTAGAAGAAGAAATATCTAACTATCATTTAAACAACATACTTAACGGTTTAGCTCCTAGCATGTTAATTAATTTTAACAATGGTACACCTAACGCCGAAGAGCGACAAATGTTAGAAAACCGTATTTATTCTAAATTTTCTGGCAGCTCCAACGCTGGCAAGTTCATCCTGGCGTTTAACGATAATCCAGAAAGTGCAGCAACAATAGAGCCTATACAATTAAGCGATGCTCACAATCAGTATCAGTTTTTATCAGACGAGAGTGGCAAAAAAATCATGGTAGCTCACAGAATCGTAAGCCCAATGCTTCTAGGAATTAAGGACAGCACTGGACTTGGAAACAATGCAGAAGAGCTAAAGACTGCTTCTACATTAATGGATAACACTGTTATTAGACCATTTCAGACACTTTTAATAGATGCGTTTGATTCTATACTAGCTTACAATAATATTAGCTTAAAACTATACTTTAAAACGCTTCAGCCACTTGAGTTCACTGACTTGGAAAATGTAGTTGACAAGGAAACAAGAGAAGAAGAAACTGGAGTTAAATTAAGCAAAGAGCTTCCAGATGAAATGGGTAGTGATATTGCAGATGCTTTGATTGAGCTTGGACAAGATGAAGATGAGCTTTTAAAAGACTTTGATGTTATTGACGAGCGTGAAGTTAGCTATGATCATGAAGAGGAGCTTGATGAAGTTATAACTGATTTAAACAAACCTAAAGATAAAAGTTTACTTTCGAAGATTTGGGAATTTGTAAGCACTGGAAGTGCAAAACCATACAAAGAGAGTGAACAAGATGGAAAGAGTAAGCAGTCAAAAGAAGAAGGCAATGAATTTCTTGTGAGATATATGTATGCACCAGCAAGAACTAAAGCAACTTCAAGACAGTTTTGTTCTAAAATGGTAAGTGCTAAAAAGGTTTACAGAAAAGAGGACATTGTTGCTATGGATACTAAAGTTGTAAATGCTGGATTTGGAAAAGGTGGAAGTGATACTTATAGTATTTGGCTTTATAAAGGCGGTGCTCGATGTAACCATAAATGGTTTAGAAAGACGTATGTGAGGAAAGATGGAGCTAAAGGACTAGGGGATGCAATAAGCACAACAGAAGCCAGGAAAAGAGGTTTTAAACCAGAGGCTAATGCACAAGAAGTTCCAGTTGCTCCAAAAGACATGAAGTATAAAGGATACACAGCAGAGTATTGGAATAAAATGAAATTTAGAAACTAATGGCAACAGCACTATTTATAAGCAGAACGGATCTTGTTAAGAACAGTATCATTGATGGAAATACTGACACAGATCGCTTCATACAATTTATTAAAGTAGCACAGCAAGTTGAGGTGCAGAATCTTCTTGGAACTGATTTATACAATAAGATTAGTGCTGATATAATTGCAGATAACTTAAGTGGAGATTATTTAAATTTAGTAAACAACTATGTACAGCCTTGTTTAATATGGTTTGCTCAAATGACTTACATTCCATTTGCTGCTTATCAAATTAAAAGCGGAGGGGTGTTTAAGCATTCAAGCGAAACAGCTCAAAACGTTGATAAGAATGAAGTTGATTATTTAGTTTCTAAAGCAAGAGAATACGCAAACTACTATTCAACTCGCATGGTAGATTATTTGTGCTTTAATGATAATTTATTTCCAGAGTACAATACAAACACAAATGAAGACATCAGTCCAGATACTGACACAACTTTTAATGGGTGGGTTTTATGAAATATAAAGTAAAGAAAACGAATCTGAAGAAGATGATCATGTATTTAAAAAACAAAAAAAATAAGAAATGAGTTGGGGAGAAATATATAACACAAGTTGGTGGGGAGTAGCAATAGATACTGCAAGGACAGTAAAAGCAAGACCAGACTTTTTTGGTAGTCAGTTAAATTTACTTACAAGTGAGCAGCCTAATTTGGTTGTTAATGGAGATTTTGCTACTGATAGTGATTGGGGTAAACAATCAAATTGGACAATAGCTAATGGTTCTGCTAATTCAAATGGTTCAGGTTTAATTTATCAGACATCTGTTTCTTATGTTGATGGTAAAATTTATAAAGTAACATTTGATGCAAGTATAACAAGTGGTTCGGGTACAGTTAGATTAGGTAATACAACATCGCCAACACCTTTTACAAATGGTGCAAATGAATTTTATTTACAAACAGACGCAAGTAATACAACGAAGTATATTTTCTTTCAAGGTATTAGTCTTGTAGGCTCAATAGACAATGTAAGCGTAAAAGTAGCAAGAGCAGATTTAGACCAAATAGAAGCAAAGAAATGTGTAGCAGATTGGATACATACAACTGCATTAAAAGACTTAAACAATTAATAAAATGGCAAAAGTACTTTACGCTCATAGAAAGCAAACAGATGGAAGTATTTTTTATATAGGTATAGGTACTGAAAAAAGACCTTATTCTAAATCAAGTAGAAATGAATATTGGCATAATACAGTAAATAAATACGGATATTATGTAGATGTTTTGTCAAAAGATTTGAGTATTGAAGATGCTTTAGAGTTAGAAGAGTTTGTTATTTGTGAACTTGGCAGAAAAGATTTAGATAATGGTAATTTAGTTAATTTAAATAATGGCGGAAAAGGAAATTTACAAGTTAGTGATTTAACAAAGAAAAAAATGTCTAATTCTGCAATGGGAAAAACTGCTTGGAATAAAGGTTTGCCAATGAGTGAAGAACAAAAAGTAAAATTAAGTATAATTAGAAAAGGTGCTACATCTCCAAGAAAAGGTGTTAAACTAACAGAAGAAACAAAAGATAAAATAAGAAAAGCTAATTTAGGTGGTAAAAGCCCATCTGCTAAAGCGGTTTATAACACAGAAACAAATGAAACTTTTGAAACTATTAGACAAGCTGCTAAATCTATAAATATGAGTTGTAGTACTTTATCATCTATGCTTAATGGTAATAGTTTTAACAAAACAAATTTAAAATTTAAAAAATAATGGCAAAACCAAAATTATGTTTAATACCAGCCACTATTGGCGATAAGGTTTACTCTATACTTCCAAGCAATGGTGTGGGGGATTTTGACTTTACAAGAGCAACTACAGCTACAAGAATAAACGCACAAGGACTTATAGAAGAAGTAGCAAGTGGAGAGAACAGACTTAACTACTCATTGTTAGATGGAAAGGTTGTAGGATGTCCGCACCTTTTACTTGAACCAAGTCGGACTAACACTATTACACATTCAAACGATTTTAGTCAATCTATTTATGGTAAAATTAACTTAACAATAACTGCAAATCAAGGTATATCGCCTGATGGCACACAAAATGCTAATTTATTAGTTCCAAATGCGGCAGTTGGTAATAGATATTTAACTAATACTACAGGTTCAAATTTAAAAATAAATACAGTTTTCTTAAAAAAGAAAGAGTTACGTTATGTTAAGGTTGGTAACTCCCAAAGTAATGTTTTAGTAGATTTAGAGAATGGTACAATATCAGCAGGTAGTGTAAGTACAAACAATTTTACTATTGAAAATTATGGAAATGGTTGGTATAGAGTATCTTGTTATAATACATTAGATGTTAATCTCCAAATACAAATATTTATTGGTATCGATGGAAGCGGCTCAAATATAGCAACAAACGGAACTGATGGTGTTTATATTTACGGATTTGAAATTCAAAACGGTTCATATCCAACAAGCTATATCAAAACTAACGGAAGTGCAGTTACTCGTGCAGCAGAAACTTGCAATGGCTCTGGAGATGCAGCTACGTTTAACGATTCAGAAGGTGTATTGTTTGCTAATATCGCAGCTTTGGCTGATGATGGTACATATAGAATTATTTCTTTATCAAATGGGAATGTAGATAATTCAACTAATATACAGTATTCAGGTGTAAGTAATCAAATAAGAGCAAGAATAGAAA